CCGTCGCTGCCGGTGTCATCGGGCGGGTAGGTGCCCGAGACGTCATCGAGCTGGGTGGCCAGGCTGTAGACGTCCACGGCCAGCTTCTCGTTCAACTTGGCGCGAGTGGCCGGTGACAGCGTCGAGTAGAACGGGTCGAAACACAGCTCGCCGACGGTGGCGTTGCCGGTGCACGAGCCCAGGTTGCCCTGGTCGAACACGTCGACAAGCGCGGTGTAGGACTTGGAGTTGATGACTGGCGCGGCACCGGCCAGGTAGAGCAACGAGCGCGGGTCGCGGCTCACGTGGCGGCCAAGCCGCTTACCCTCGATAACGCGCTCGGGGATCTTGCGGGTGTACGGCAACGCGGTCATGCCACTCTCCGACGTAGGGGAACCTTGCGCGGTCGCTCGAATGCTACATCGGGTGCCTTGACCAGCGCGTCGTCCACGAGACCGGCACCGGCGTGCGGCGGACCGGCCACACAGCCGCAGTGCGGGTGCACCGCGCCGGGGTAGCCGATGACCGTCCCGAGATCGGCGTAGAAGTTGTGCCCGTTCGCGGCGATGCATTCGGCTTCGTTGTTCAGCATCGGGTCGATGTACCAGCCCAGCAACGGACCGAATCGCGCGGCAGCGATGTGCGCGCGGGCCACGGCCTTAAGCCGACCGCGCCGGGCGGCCTGATGCTGGGTGAAGATATGCCGCTCGGCGCGGATGGCCTCGCGCAAGCTCTGGCCTTCATCGAGATCGGCCGCGATGCGATCTACGGCGTTCATGATGTAGGCAGCCCTGTAGTAGACCTCGGTGCGAGCGGCAGCCTTCATAGGTGAACTGGCACGAGGCTCGTGCGCTGTTGCCGAGACGGCCAAGGCCGCCGCGACGATATGAGCTGGCCGGTGCAACAGTCGACTGAGAAGGGCAGCCGTGCTCGCCAGAGCTGCACCGGCCAGCAGTATCTCGACCACGTGCTGGGTGGTCTCGTCTTGGTCCGGTGGCGCCTTGATCGTCACCGGCGCTGTGTTGGCATAGGGCAGCCCGAGCGGTGCGCTCACGACGTCGGCACCGGCTCGACATATGTGTCGGGGTGCCAGTGCCGGTCCGGGTCGCGCATGTCGATCACGTCCGGGGTGTGCACCTGGGCGGCCGATGCGGCAGCCCACAGCTCGATGCAGCGGCAACCCTGCCCGATGAACTGTGGGCAGGCGTTGCCGGGACAGCTCACCAGCGCCCGGCCTGCTTGTCGCGGGCGGCCTGGCTCAGCCGAGCGGCGCGGGCGGCCTTCTCGCGGGCAGCGGCAGCGGCTTCGGCGTTGGCAGCGGCGCGGCGGTACCCGGCCTTGACCGGGTCGGGCCATGCCCATGCGGCGAGCACGCCGAAGATGCCGAAGGCGAAACCGGCGACCAGGAACCACCGTTGCGGCAGGTTGCGCTTCTCAGCGATCTTGCCCGCGCTGATGCCACACACGGCGATAATCGCCAGGTATATCAAGAAACCGTCCATTTTGCGTCAACTCCTCTCGTGTTCAGGTTAGCCTCTTGTGGGAATACCTGACGTGCTCACAACAAGGAGGTTCCGCGTGTTAATCCTCGGGGCAATTCTGCTGATCTTGGGCCTCGTGCTCGGCATCGGCCTGCTGACACTCATCGGGGTGATCTTGCTCGTCGTCGGCGCGGTGCTCTTGCTCGTCGGCGCGGTGGGGCATCCGATCGGAGGTCGCCGGTACTGGTTCTAGGTGTCAAAAGGCGAGTCGGGCCTAGTGTCGAGCGATGCGCTCGGGACTGGGCCCGAACCGTTCCCAGAACTTTGCGGTTTCGTAGGCCTCGCGGGCGTCCCGTAAATGCCGTTCGACGGCTCTTCGGGCGAGCCTAGGGATTCCTCGCGGTCTCCGACCAAGTAGAGCGTGTAGAACGCGCGTGCGAAGACTTCCGCTCTCGTACGAAAGTTGCCAAAGTCGAGCCTGGATGGCGCGCCGTGATGCGTGCGACGGAATAGTTGGTAAGCCCATCTCTTCTTGTCCGCTCTCCATCTGACGTCGATGACGAACTGCATCGAGTCAGGCTACTACCTAGTAGTTCGTAGGCAGCGGCGGCGCGTTGACGCCGGGGATTCCGACTCCGCGTGCTCCCGTCATGCTGCCGGGTGCGGGCAGTCCGCGCAAACGGCCGGTCGCCACGGCTGTGCGCGCGACGTTCACGGCACCGGCAACGCCCGCGACACCTTGCCCGAGCTGCCCGGCACCGGCGGCGGACTGGGCGGCGGCGGCCTTCTTGGCTTCGGCGGCGGCCTTCTCGAAAGCTTGCTCGACCTTCTCGCCGTCCATGCCCATGTAGGTGGCGACCATCGACGCGAGCTGGCCGATGAACTCATCCGGCACGAGCGCGGGATCGCGGCTGCGCATCAGATCAGTCAGCATGGTGACCGCCGCTTCCTTGTCTTCGGCCTGTAGTGGCTCGAAGTGGTGGTCGGGCACGACGGCATCGGCGCCCAGGTTCCAGCGGACGATCGGCGCGTAGAGACGGCGGCGCAAGCTCTTGGCCAGCTCGTTGGTCTTGGCCTCCTCTTGCTGGAGAAAGAAATCCGAGGCGTCCTTGGCCAGGTGCACGCCGACCGGGCCGTTGCCCGAGACGGCGTTGCCGGTCAGGTCCAGGAATCCGGCCAAGACCGATCCGGTGGCGGCCTGGTCGAGAAAGCGGATGGCCTCGATGAACTGGTCGGCGCCCTTGCCGGACAGGTCTTGCGGGGTGATCGTGATGCCCGCGCCACCCTCGGTGGCCACCGGCACGACGCCGGAGCCCTTGAGCGAGGCGATCTGACGGGCCACGCGCTGCGCCACGGTGATGTCGTCAGCGGTGACGATGGTGCGCGGCAGCGCGACGTTCTCCAGAAACTGGAACCACAGAAACAAGATCTTCTGCTTGGTCTTCCAGGCCCAGTAGGTGACCTCCAGGTCGGAGGTTCCGTACAACGGGTTGAGTCGCGCGCCGTGGATGTGCACGAAGCTGCGTTGCGCCGGTATCTCGATGGGAAACTGGCCCTTGGCGTTCAGCTCGGGAACGAGGTAGTAGGCCTCCTGCATGAAGCCCTCGAAGTCGCCGTTCTGCGCGTTGCGCGCGAGACGGCACGTCGTCTGCGGGCGGAAGGCGATCTTGTCGTAGACCACCTGGCCGGAGTCGTTGACGCGAAAGACCTTCTCGAAGTAGGCGCGCTTGAACGAGAACGCGGACGTGCACTGCGCGATGATGTCTTCCAGCGGCGTCTTACAGCCGCCGTCCAGCGGGTCGGTCTGCCAGAACTCGTTGAGCCAGTCGGCCTCGCCGGTGTCGCCCTTGCGCGCCTTGATGTCCCACGTCGCGGAGACGATCGGCAGCGCCAGCACGCGCTCGATGGCGTTGGCCTTGTAGTCCGGGCCCGAAAGCATCTGCGCCAGGTCGCGCGCTTCCCAGTCGCCGTAGTCGAATACCTTGCCGTCCTTGAAACCCCAGAACAGGCGGTCGTACCAGCCGAAGCTGGAGCCTTCCTCCATGCCCATGGGCGGGCGGGAGGTCAGCGCATCGGTGTCGAGCCCGGCGGTGTCGATGGCCATGGCCGGATTCTAGTGCGTGAGCACCCAGACGGTCAGAAACACCAACCACGCGGTGTAGACCGCGAGCGCGATGCGGTGGGTGTGCTCGTAGCGCCAGAGCTGGCGGCGGCAGTGTCTGAGCTGGCGGCGCATCGGCCTCGCGTCGATGCGCAGGCGGACCGTCGCGCTAGGGACGGTCGCCACTACTCGACGCTGGCGTCGTCGTCTTCGTGCGCCTGACCGTCGGCACTGGCCACGCCTTCGGCAACGGTCGCCTGCTCTTCCTCCAGCTTGCGGTCGAACTTGGTGCCGCCGGTGCGCGGGAGAAAGGCCGGGTCGGCCGGTGGCGCCGGTCGCATCTGCGACGGGCTGGCCTTTTCGTCATCGGGCTCGCGCAAGACCTCCTGGGACTTGCGGAACTCCTCGCGGTGAGTTGCGGCGATCTCGTCGTTGAGGCGCGACTCTTCCTCGACGGCGCTCGCGGTCTCGTCCTTGCGGTCCTGCTCGGTCTTGGCCATGCGCGCGATGCTATCAGGCGGCGGCCAGGGTGTCCGGGTTGCGCGAGCACGATGGACAGCTCGGGCCACTGGCCGTGGTGAAGACGAACTGGGTGCCGTCGGCCGCGCCGTCGGGCACGAGCGTGCGCTCACAGCCCTTGCAGCGGTCATAGGACGGCCGGGCGGTCTCTGAGCCAGACGGCGCCGTGGTCGAGTGGACGGTCTTGCCCGACGGGCCGGTGCCCGACTTGCGCGCGTAGTTGGCCATCAGGACACACTCCCGTTGTAGTTCGACTCCAGCTCGACCACGCCGGAGACACTGTGGCCGACGAAGACCACCCGCGTGGCGCCGCTGTGCCCGTGCACGTGCATGATCTTCTCCAGCGCGCTCAACGGCTCGCCGGACTCGGTGATGCTCGGTGTCCAGATGACGTCGCTGGCCATCTCGCCGAGCCAGGTGATCGCGGCGTGCCCGTTGTCGAACAGGCAGCCCTGGGCCACGATGCCCGTGCCGGACACGCCGGTGACGTCAGTGTCGCGGATCAGGTAGAACATCTGCACTGTTCCAGCGCCTTCCTTGCAGTCCCAGGCCCGAGCCCATGACGTCGGCCTCCCGGAAGCGATCGTAGCCCTCCCAGTCAACGACTCCGGCGACGGCGCGTTCGGCCTTGGTCGTGTCGCGCCACTCGATCGCAGAGTCGCCGTCTTCGTCAATCACTTCGCCGGGTGTCCAGAACGACTGGATGACTGCATCGGCGGCGTTGGTTGAGCGGCCGATGCGCTTCTTAACGTCGTCCTTGGATTCGATCTGGATGATGCCGCCGACCAGATAGCGATACTGGACTGTTGTTAGTTCTTGTAGTAGTTCCTCGTCGTCAGGGATGCACAAAGTCGAGCCGCGTGACGGATCGAGCGCTTCACGCAACCGCCACCATGCAGCGGCGCGGTCGTTGCGGAAACGGAAGTTGCCGACGCGACTGATTCTTGTAGAACTGGCGGCAGCGTTGAACGCGATGGGTTGCGCAACGATCAGGCCTTCGCGCTTATAGCGCCGGAGCGTGTCGAACACTCCGGCGCCGATGCCGATGACGTCGACCACGGCCAAGCTCTGCGCTTCGTGACACCACGCGGCCATCTGATCGGCGGTCTCGACCACGTCCGCGACCGATGAGCGCGTCAGCTCGGTGATGACCTGGCCGCGCCGCTCTGCGATGACGGTTTCGTCGTCGCCTCCGCGCGCCACGTCGATGCCGACCACGCGGCGTCCGGCCATCAGCGGCAGTTGTGGCCGTCCGGCCTCATCCCAGTCGTGCCAGCGGTACACGGCAGCGGTCACCCAGCCGAGCGGAATGACGCCGGTGGTACCGGCGTCGGGGAAGCGTCCGCGAACCTTGGCGGTGAACATGGGGTTGGCCGCGCAGCGGCGCCGGACCATCTCGTCTAGCTCGTCTTGAGGCAGGTTGGCCGCGTCCAGCGGCACACCTGCCCAGCGGTGCACGCGCTCTTCCACCCACACGGGGTAGGTCAGGCGCTGGCGCACAGTCGGGCTGACGATCTCCTTGGCGAACGGGACGTGCTCGGTGCGCATCAGCGCGGCCGTGAGCGGGTAGGCCGGTCGCTCGGGATCGTCGCCGATGACCAGCGCCTCGGTCATGTTCGGCGTGCGTAGCGCGTCGATGGGAATGACGTTCCAGCCCGAACCGGGCTTGCACACGGTTGCGAAGTGGCTCGCAGAGTCGTCCGGGTTGCCGATGGCCAGGATGCGCGCGCTGGCGTTGGTCATCAGAGTCTCGGCTTGGTCGAACAGCGCTTTGGAGATCCCGCCAGCTTCGTCAATGACGATCAGGATGTTGTCTGCGTGAATTCCGGTGAACGCCGAGTCTGTGTAGTCGCTCGGTTTGCGGCCGTAGCCGACCAGCTCCGCGTCAACTTCCTCATGTTCGACGCCTGGTCGGCGTTTGCGCGGAATGCCGGTGCCGATGTACCACTGTGGATAGCCAGCGCGGTTGATGCGGCCGGGCAGCTTGGCTTTGCCGTGCAGCCGCGTCAACTCGCGCCACAGGATAGCCGACACCTGCGCAGCGGTCGGCGCCGTGGAGACCACGAACGCCGTGCCGCGCGGGTGCTCGTCAATCCACCAACCCATGATGCGGCTGGCCGACCAGCTCTTGCCGGGCCCGTGGCAGGCAGGCACGGCCGTGGCGCGGTGCTCGACTACAGAGGCCATGATCTCGCGCTGAATCGACCACGGCTCTTCCTGGGCCCGCGCACGCACCCAGCCTGCCGGGTCGCGCCGGTATCCGGCGTCGTCATCGAAGCGCGCAGCCAGGCGCTGGCGCCACGCTTGCGTGGCTTGGTCGCTCACTGGGTCAGCTTAAACGAGCAGAGCCCGCCGGGTAGCGTCCGGCGGGCTCTTTGCCCAGGGCCATCTGGGCAGCTCGGAGTCTAGGCCATCCCTGCTAGGCGGTCACGCACCTTGCGCCGCACGTCGGGGTCGGCCGGATCAGAGCCGAGGTCGGCGATCAGGCCGTTGATTGCGGCCTCAACGATGTCCATGCGCTCCTCCTCCAGCTTGAGGCGGCGCTCCTCGAATCCGGCGTTGATCCACAACGCGGTGATCTTGAGCAGGTGAGCGCGATTCCAGCGCTCGGACTCGACCCAGCCGTTGACCTTGGCCTCCCACTGGGTGCGCTCGAAGCTGGCGTCGCTCACAGCGCCGTTCGGCCCGTAGTTGGTCGGCGCGTTCTTGGCCTCGATCTCGCTCACGCCGAAGATCATGTCTTCGTCGGACTTGAGCTTGGCGATGTTGTCTTCGGCGAAGCGGATGCGGCCGATGGTTCTGCGCAACTCGTAGACAAGGGCAGTCGCGCCGTTTGCTTCGGGGTCGCCTTCGTCTATCAGCGCGATTCGCGGAGAGTCGCGCACGATGCGAGCAACAGCCGACTTCACTTTCGACTTCTTGGTGCCGCCGCCGTGGAAGTGGCAAACCTCCAGGCCGACCATCTTTGCGTTTGTGCAACGGCGACCTGTAGAGGTCGCCGTCGCCTTGCAACGCTGAGCAGGGCTCAGCAATGCGCGATTTCCCGACCTACCGGCGCGTCCGGTCACTTGCCGATCCTGACCAGACGTCGCCATGACCGATCGGCGGCAGAATTACAACGACCCGCCGTTCGGTACCATCTACAGCCGTCCTGTATTCCACGTGCTTGCGTGCGCCCTGTACGTCGGGCCCGGTGATCTCCATGTTCAGCTCCTCTGACGTGATCTGGATGACGTCCACGATACACGCGCGGCATCTCGTCATTGTTCGATTTCATCATGCCCGCCCACGGGGGCGATAACGCGACGGTCCAAGATCAAGTTGACGTGTTGACGTGTTGACGCCTGTTGACGCACTTTCCCTAGAGCTTCCACGAGGGCATTTAGTCTTGAGCTGCTCTAGGGGAGTCAACGTAACAAGCGTCAACACGTCAACGGCAAATCACCCCTTCCACCTCAAACCAGCCCAGCCACGAACTACAGCCCCGCTGTACCTTTTCGATTTGCGTTGACACCCGAGGTTCGTAAGGCTCTGGATCACATCGCGCTTGTCAACATCGGACATGCTCTCGGCCTGGTATTCCGCCAGTGCTTCGTCCAGCTCCTTGTTCGATATCCAGAGCTTGTCGCCGAACTCGAACGGCAACCAGAAATCGACCAGCGGGTCGTTCTCGGTGCGCACTTCGCGTGTGGCGGCCACGACCGATCCGGCGTTGCCCACCTGACCACCGTTGGCCCAGTAGCTTTCCCGCCCGCGCATCGCCCACGACAACACGGCGGCGCGGAAGTCGGGATCGGCGCACATGCGGTCAGCCCAGCCGGGCACGCGCTCGGCTTCGGGAATCTGGTGCGTGAACTTGACCAGGCGCCAGCGGGCCCACCACGCCTCGTCGTTGGGGTCGGCCTCGGCGGTGTTGTTGCCGTCGAGCCAGATGGTGAAGCTGAGCCGTCCCTCCCAGCCGCGCAGGTTCTTTTGCCGGTACATGTACCGGGCGTTGATGCCGCCCTCGGTCAGGCGCTTGAGGAAGGCCTCGGAGATCCTGGCCCCGGCCGGGATCTCCGACGACACGACCAGGCGCTTGCCGTCGCACAGCGCCAGCTCTCCCTCCTGCGTGAGCGAGCGGCCGTGGCGGCTGGTCAGGAACACGTCGGAGTTGACCTGGGCGGCGTAGCCGGTCTCGCCGGTGCCCATCGTCTGCAACAGGCACGAGAGCATCGCGGACTTCCCCGTGTTGCCGAGCCCGTCATCGAAGAGGTTCACGGCCATCTTGGACGCGATGGTGCCGGTCAGGCTCTCATAGGCGCACCGGGACAGAAAGCTGTTCAGCTCGGTATCGCCCGCGAGCGCGGTGCGCAGGAAGCCCGACCAGCGCTCGTCGCGGTAGGCCTCACCCCGCCACGGCGTGGGTGCGATCTTGGTGCACATGAAGCGCGGATGGTGCTTGTGCAGCTCGCCGGTGCGCAGATCCAGCACGCCGTTGTCGACGTTGAGGATGTAGGGGTCAGGATCCCAGTCGTCGGCGTGCACGACCATGCCGGGCTCAGAGCGCGCCAGCTCGATCATGGCCTTGATGCGCGCCAGGTTCATCGAAGACAGCGCCCAGTTGATCGCGGCGCGCTTCTCTTTGGCAGATACCACGTCAGTCGTCGTCCT